GCGCTCTACGGCTTCAATTACTTCTTGAAGTTGGGGCAATTCAGGCTTCTGCGGTTTTTTCTCGTGCTGCTTTTTCCACCACCGATAATAATAATCGCCGCCATCGTGGGTATCCGCGCCGGTTATTAAACCCCAAGCATTTCCCCACGCTTTGCCCCATGATTTACCCCATGCGTTGGCCATGTCTTAAACCGGATTCCACGGGTCAATCTCTTGGCCTGTGCCTTTTACTTGAACATCATTAACATATTGAATATTGACATCGACCATGCCCGCGGTCGTAAATGTTAGGCTATCAGTTTTAACTTTAATTGCCGTAGAGGTTGCTTGCAATGCCAAATCAGACGCTTTAATCTCTGCCGTTCCGTCCCATTGCAAAGTTCCGCCGCCCACAACGTTTGCCCCGTCTTTTACAACAATTGCATACACCCCAGCAACTGGTGCTGGTGATGTGGGTACGCTGCCCCAGTAAACGCCAGGGCTGTTTGTGTCGCTCATGGTTATCGGCCCGATGCCAAATAACCCCGCTGTTGGGTCGCCAGATAGGTATAAAACCGCTATTAGCGTCGTTAATCCAGTTTGCGGGTATGGAAATTGAATTTCATTTGCCATGATTTTTCCTTAACTGATTCGATAACTCACGAAAGTATTTGACGCCGTGCGCCTAATTCGGAACATTGCGCTTTCCCCTGCGCTGACGGAGTGACTTCCGATTAAAGTCACTCCAGTGTTAGCGGCCAAAGTCACGGTTCCAGTTCCTGTATGAATCAAGCTGAAATCAAAAGCCGTGTTGTTAATCTTTTCAGCCGGTAAACCTGCATCTATCGTCGTGCCTGTCGGATAGGTCAGAGTGGTATTAACGGTGCCCGTGAATCGGATTATTCTGCTCTGAAGTTCGGCAGCCGTGAGAACCGCAGGTGCTGATTTTGATGTTGGAGTGGACTGGTTAAAAAAGACCTCCCCATTCTGAATCACATCGCCTGCACCATTGATCGTGAATATTTCTGTTTTCGCTGAGTAGAAACTGAATTTTGACGCACTCGATGGGACTGTCAACCACATTGCATTTAAGCCTATGCCTAATGCATAATCTGTCGATGATGCCGAAATCGACGGATAAAGAACAATCTTTGTGCCAACGCTTCGTGTCGTTAAGGCTGGATATGCAACTCCATTGCTGTTGAAATCAAGCCGGTTGCCGGTTGCTCCATTAAGGTGAATCTGACCGCCGCCGGTAGCTGTGTCGTTTGCTTTTGTGCTAACAAGCTGTCCCGTCAATGTTCCGCCCGTGAGCGATAGTTTTGTACTGTCAGCTACTGTGATGTCTGCTGTACCATTAAAGGCAACTCCGTTAATGTTTCTTGCGGTCTGCAAGGCCGTTGCCGTTGCCGCGTTTCCTGTTGTGCTTTGGTTCAAAATAGGAATGTCTGCTGCTTGAATTTCCGACATCGTGACATTTGAGCCGTTTCCTCTTAGGTACTGCCCTGATGTAGTTGCGCCCGCTATGGCATTAAGTGCGCCCTGCTGAGTACTTGCGCCAGTGCCGCCGTCGGCAATAGCCAAGTCGGTGATGCCCGTAATTTTGCCGCCAGTAATGGCTACGGAGTTAGCATTTTGAGTTGCGATCGTACCCAAACCAAGCGAAATGCGAGATTGCCCTGGCGTTTTTTGTGTCCAAGCTGTGCCGTTACCAACGATGAAATTATCCTCCGTCGGGGTCAATGCAGCAATTGCCGTCAAATCGCCGTCAAGCGGCTGGTATGCCGTTGAATCCACGCTGCCATCAGCTTTCAGGAATTGGCTTGAAGTGCCGCCCGATTTTATGAACTGCGCAGCCGTTGCCGTTCCAGTTATTGCAAGGTCGCCAGCTCCATCTACCGAGAATGTCTCCGTAGTTCCTCCGTAAACTTTGAATTTACTGGTCGTGGTTGCGTCTGGTAATGATACCCAGATAGTTGCGTTTCCCACGCCGATTGCGTAATCGGTTGTCGTGGCACTTAAGCTAGGCCACAGCGTTATTTTGGTTCCAACGCTTCTTGTAGTGAATGTCGGGTCGGCAAATGCAGTCGCAGAGAAATCAATTCGGTTGCCGCCAGTACCTCGCAAGGATATCTGGCCGCCGTTCGTGGTGGGGTCATTTGCCTTGGTGCTGATCAGTTGACCTATGATTGTGCCGCCGTTTGTGGGTAAATAAGAGGTGTTATCGTAACTGATAGTCGTGCCGTTTGCTTTGACAAAACCCGTGCCATTTAATTCGGTTTGAGCGTCCGTTATACCATATCCCGCCAGCGTCGTCGGTGTGCTGGTAATGCTTGAAAATGCTGGTGTAATAGTGACATTGGCCGATGCCGTTAATCTACCCTGTGCGTCTACGGTGTACTGTGGTGCTTTCGTTGCGCTGCCGTATGTTCCCGCCGCTACCGTCGTGTTGGCTAAGATCGTGGCAAAGTTGCCCGTGCCGCTACCTGTTACGTCACCCGTTAAGGTGATAATCTGATCGCCCGTGTTTGATCCACTGATTGAGGCATTACCTGTAATGGCAAGGGTTGAGTTTGCGTTTGTTAAACCCGTGCCGCCATACTCTGCGTCAATAATTCCGCTATTAGGTATTTGAAAAACCTGCGTCCAAGAAAGTATAAAATCCCCCGCCAAGCCTGCTGGGGCAGTGAAAACGGTTAACGCACCGTCATTCGCAAATTCGTATTTTATCGCTTCTCCGTTCTGCAAATACTGCCACGCGCTCAAAGGTCCGCTTTGCAAATATTCAGCATTGACGGCCATGTAACTGCCCTGCGGGTCTAGCGGGCCGAATGATAAGATATTTTCTAAGGTGATGCGGTTTTCAATTTTTAACGCGCCTATGCCTGTGGGCGTGATGAGAATATCGTCACTGACCTGTGTGCTGGTAATGGCATTTGAGGTCATACTCAAATTGCCTAATATTTGAGTTCCGCTCGTAATGTTCAAAACGCCGCCAGTAATACTGACGTTGTTGGAGTTTTGCAGGGAAATTGTGCCAAGACCAAGCGAGGTGCGCGTTTGCTCTGGTGTTTTTTGTATCCAGCTCGTGCCGTTTCCAACAATGAAATTTCCTGCCAATGGGGACAATGCTGCGATTGCTGTAAGGTCTGAATCTAATGGTTGCGCATCAATTATCCCGTATCCTGCTAATGTGGTAGGTTTTCCCGTTACGCTTGAAAAAGCAGGAGTGATTGTGACATTTGATGAAGTTGTTAAACGCCCCTGTGCGTCAACTGTGTATTGTGGTGTTTGAGTAGCATTACCGTATACGCCTGCCGATACTGTAGTGTTGGCTAAGTTAGCCAGCGGTAATTTTGCATTGCCATCCAAGGGGGCATAGCCGTTTTCTGCTCCTTTGTTTACTGCGTTTTCTGGAGTAAAACCCAATGCCGCTATTATGTCGGCATATAAAATTTTTAATTTGGTTATAAAAGCCATGATCAACCCAATTTTATAAAGTACGCAACCAATCCACTAAATGCACCAATGGCCGCACTGCCGGCACTTATCATCATCAATGCGCCTTTCATTTTGCCTCGGCCTTCCGCTAAAAGGATTTTTATTTCATGTACTTCGGCGGCTACTGCTTCCACTTTTTTATCCATGTGGGTGATGCGGTTTTCCATGTGTATAAATCGTTCTTCATGTCTTGCAAGGTCTGCGTTAGTCATTCACTCACCTCAATAGCTGCAATAACTTTGCCGTTTTGATCTCGCTGTATTACCCGTTTTTTAGGCTTTTTCATTTCTTCCGCCGTGCCTAGTAATACCTGCGCTACTGTCCCTAATTGGTTAACTGCCTCGGCTATGCCTGCGCCGTGCGCTGCGCCTGCTTGGCTGATGATGTCTGCAATTCCGTTGAGTTTGTCTTGTGCGTCAATTTGAAGAACTGCGGCTGGTTTCTGCTGCGCCTGAGTTTGCATTTCGGCTATCTGTAATCGGGTTTGCGCGTCTAGTTGGGCTTTATATGCCTGCCTCTCTGTCTCGGCTTGTTGTTTCATTAGCTCGATCTCTTTGGCGTTCTCGGCTTTAAATTGCTCAATCTGCGCTTGTGCTTGTAGCTTTATCTGCTCTACCTGCTGTTGCGCCTGAAGTTTGGCTGATTCCAATTGCTGGCGCGCTTGCTCAATACCCTGCTCATGCTGCAATCGCATTTGATCGGCCTGTTGCTGCGCTTGTGCCTTCATCATCTCGGGGTTTGGCTGCTCGGGTTTGGGCTGGCGCATCTGCTCTAACGTGTTTTCCAGTGCCGCTTCTAATGTCCGCCCGCTCTTAAATGTCCTCACTACGAACATCAACGCTTCGCCTACTAATGGCGCTAACTCCGGTGATTGCTGCATAATTGGCAAACTGTTTTGCATTGCCTGGCCAAACGCACTCAGAAACTCAATCCGGCTTTGTTTTTCTGCCAATTCATTCATCTCGGCCAAACTCTCCGCCTCGATGTCAATCCGGTAATTTCTAGCTGGTTCTGCCTTGATTACCTCTAATGCTGCCCGCGCGTATTGTGCATCGTCAGTGCCCTGTATCCCGCTCATGTTAATAAGGGTTTGTGGGCTGTACAAATCCATCATCAACTGCGCCTTGATACGCAATGTTTCGGTAACAAACAACGCCACGCTGTGTTGTAATGCCTTCAGCCTCATGGAGGCATACTGGCCTTTGATCTGTTGAGCCGTAGCGGTCTCGCTGGCCATGCTTGAGCCTCTGATAATATCGCTCAGGCCTGTCACGTCATAAACCACCTGCTTGGCTCGCTCTAGGCTTTCATAACATGCCTGCAACGCCTTCACCACAATATCTAGTGGTAAAAATTGCACAGTGCCTTGTATGCCGCCTTTTTCCGAAAATGCCGCCCAAGTATCCACGGGTATTAACACGTTATCCACACCCTCGTTCAGCATCCGTTGAACGCCCGCCGCCGATGCATCGTACACGCCCACGATCTTAATTGCATCCACTAACAAACCGATGCGCTTGGTTAAATCGTCGATCTGGTCGGCTTGGTCTTGGTATAACTTGTAATCCGGCACGGGTACTAGCGTATCCGTGGTCATCGTGGCAAACAAAGGCTTTGGGCACGGCCAGAAACCATCCAGCCCGTAAGGGTCTGGTTTATGGTCAAGTATCTCATCACACCCTTCGGCCACCCAGTAAACGCACTCCTCGGCCTTGTCCCAGATCTCCCACACTTGCGCTTTCTTCATGCGGTCAATCTCAGATTGATTCATGCCCTGGCTGCGCATCTCGTCCAGCCCGATTGGTTCATGCGTCATTGGTATGCGCTTTGTAATGTCCTCGCCAAAGCGTTTTTCTAGCTCTGATCTAGCCATGTATTCACGCTTTGCCACCCAGCTCACTTCATCCCAGCATCGTGCGGGGGAGCATCTGAAATCCTCCCAATACACGTAATCTACTGGAGTGGTTTCCGTCTGCATCTCGCCAAATTGGGGGGTTATGCCTGTGGGTAAATTGTGGATAACTTCTTGTTGCTCATATTGATCATCGTTTGCGCCAACGGTCTCTATCTCCTTGGCTTCAAACCGCACCCACACCGTACCCCGCCCGCATAATAACCGGTCTAATGTCGCAGCCCTTGTCGCATTTTCAAAATCGCCGTAATTGTCGATCTCGTATTGAAGCGCCCGTTCCATAATCGTCGCTGCCGTCCGTGCCACTGGGTCTTTATCCTTCCAACGCCGCTC